AACCATATCTAGCCCGCATTCACAGAATGGAATAGCGCCCATAGAAGTAAGTGCAACTTCAAGCGGTGAAGCTACTTCGGCAGCCCAAGGGTCAACCTGTGGCGCAGCTTCTATCCGTTCAGCTTTAGTCATTTCAACCGTTGACGGTCTAGCGCCTTTCTTAGCGAAGCCCAAAGTTGCCAGCGCCCGCCCTATTGCCGAAGTCGAACAATTTTCTATAAACGAAGCACGATTAACAGGTGTTGCCCCTTGTATTTCTTCGGCGTAGTCGGTTGCGTCTGGCTTTCCGCTGTTCTTGTCTTTCCAGACTTTTGCCCGAATAATAACTTGCTTGACTGCGCCTTGTTCGTCATTACGTTGGTAAACAATTTCGGTACTTATTCGCCCGTTTGGGTGTGCGTCCCAAAATTTATGTATACGTGTGTCAACGTCTTCGTAATTGGATAAGTCGAAAGCCATTACTTGCCGCCGTTACCGCTAGGGCGCTTCTTGCCTTTGTTTTCGCCGTCTATAAATCCAGCCTGATAAGCGTTAGTCATAGCTGAATTAACAAGCCAGTCATAGCGCTTGCGTTCTTCTTTTTTCTGGTCGTTTATGCCGTATATAAATCCGATTACTACGCCTACTAATAAAGCGAAAGCGTAACCTAATACGAATATATTTTCTGTATTCATTTTGCCCTGTTCCTTTTCTTATTTTGTGTGTTTTGTTATTTCATCTTGAGAGAAGCGCTTAGTCTTTCCTATTTTCGTAGGTCGAATAAGTCCCGCTTTTTCCCAGCGCCAAATAGTAGTTCGGTTAACTTGTAACTTAGCTGCTAGTTGTGACGCTGTTAGGTATTTTTCCATTTCACCCCTTGCCCTGTGAAGTTGATTGTTGCACATTGTTGCAATTTGTCAAGACTAGCGTTCTAGCGTGTCTAGCCTTTTTTCTATGCCGTCTAGGCGAACTTTAATAACTTCAATTCCGATAGCCACATCTGGCAAAGACTTGCCCCCGTTAGCATTTGGGCTAATTGGGTAAGTAACTTCCTTAATATATGACTTAAGCGGTACTAGCACTACGAAGCGAAAAATAAGCCCTGTAAGCGTTAAAATTGCTATCGTGGCAGTTGCATACTGTCCCGCTGTTAAAATCGCCATACGTCACGCGTTGACCCATTTAGACGGGTTTCTCACCATTAAAGTATTCCAAGTGCGAGAAGCTAGAATTTGAAAGTGTAAATGCGGTGCTGTCGAATTGCCCGTATTACCTGAAAGCCCGATTATTTGACCTTTACGAATAACTTGCCCGACTGATACCTTAACTTCGCTTAAGTGGCAATATCCTGCCCATAGTCCAGCCGTCCCGTCTGGGAACTTAACATTGTCCACAATAACGTGAATACCAAAAGCAAAGCCCCAGCCTTGCTTATATACGTGGCGTCCAGCGTGTACAACAGTTCCGCCCACAGCGGCGTAAACAGTAGTTCCAGTTGCAGCGCGAAAATCTACGCCTTTGTGAGTTTCCCCATTTGAGTATTTAGCACCGTAAGGAAATGTAACTATTCCGTCTTTAATCGGCTTCATTTAAATTAACCGTTCCATAGCGTGGGTCATTAGGGTTTAGCCAGTTAATTAAAGCGGGTAGCGCCGATACAAGCCCCATTATCAAAGCGGGGTGCATATTCAAAGTATCTGCGTTAATAATTACCCAGCCAAGAACCGAAGCGCCGAAAGTGCGTAAGAATGAAGCAATAGGGCTAATAGCGAACCAAGTCATAAAAGTCATAGCGCTGCAATTTCTTCTTCGGTTAGTCCAAGCGCTGCAAGTTTGGCAAGTGCGCTTTCTCTTGCTGCTATTTGGGCTTCAGTTTCTTTTTTTGCTTTTGCTGCTGCGGCTTGTTGCGCCTTTATTTGCTTTTCTTCTTCGGCTGTTGCTTCCCTGACTTCTTCGTCAATTTGAACCATATATCCCATTATTTACCCCTTATGACTTCTGATAACCATAAACAAAAATAGTTCCACCTGTTAAAGTCCCTGTACTAGGCACAATTGTAAAATCTGTATATTGTGTCGTGTTGTTTAAATAACCTGCTGAGAACCCTGCAGAACCTGTATAAACATTAAAAGAGCCAAAATAACTTAATTTTGCTAAATTTGGACTTATAATATCGGCGTTCATATTAAGACTGTTAGTCTGCCCGATACCTATTGTCCAAAATGCAGCAGCAGCACTGCCGAAATTATTTGTTCCAGTTCCATATGTATTATGCGTAAGCCCATATTTGTAGCCCGTTGCAGTTGCGCCTAAAGTCATATTTATATTTGCGTCAGCAACAGAAGCAACGCCGCCCGCAATTTGCACTTTATAATTGTCATAAGTTGAACTAAAAGCATTAGAAACAGTTACCGTTGAAACTGCTGAACCTATTGTTTGAGTTTTAATTAAAGTAAGTCCGCCACTTGCCCCACTTTGTGGTACAACTGTCCACGCATTAGAAGCGGTGCGAATAAGTTTAACTGTTTGATATTGGGCGACTGTTTGGGCTGTATTAGTTACTGTGACAGTTCCAGCGCCCGCAATAGTTACAACGCCAGCGCCTAAGTTAGTCAGGGTTAAAGTTGTGCCAGTTACCCAAGTAACCGTAGTTTGTGCTGGAATTGTGTAAGTAGAAGCCGAAGCGTTAGAAGCTGTGACTACCTTTCCAATATCTGAAAGGGCGAAAGTATAAGTAGTTCCCGTTTGTGCGTTATATGTAGGTATGGCAATCGCACTATCGAAGCCCGTTGCAATAGTCTGCATATTGCTAGCGCCGTCTTTGACATAATCGGTGCTAGTCGGGTAACTAATCCCGAAGTAAGTAGTAGTTCCAGCCATTAAAGGTCACTCCATTTCGTAGTTATATTATAAGTTGCCCAAGTCGTAGTAGGCGTTATTTGATACCAAATATCGTGTGGGTAAGTTTCAGATTGTGCTGAACAGATTAAAGCAAGTTCGGCGGTATATCGGGTTAAGCGCCAAGTAATGCCTTCAACGTATCCCGTAAAGTTTGTTCCAAATACGGCGGGAAGCGCTGAAGTTGTAATTCCACGCCCCACAATTACGTCTATAAGTGCGTTTCTAGTTGCGTTAGTCATAGTTGGACTGTGAAGCGGTAGCGTAAATAGTTCGGGATAAACTCTAGGATAAGCGCGGCTTTCTATAAAGCTTTGGGCTTGTGTAAGTGCGTCTGCTGCGTTATGTAGCTGCGTAGTTCGGCTTCCTGCAAGTTGCCCATAAAGAATAATGCTTTGTTCGTCCCTAGCGCTTTCAGTTAAATTATTGCCATAAGTAACGTTTGCGTCATTTACTATTTCAGACCATTGGGCTGCCGTTTGCAGTCCATTGGCAAGAATATCGTTAGCGGTTAAAGTAATAAACGTTGCAGAATTTCGGGCTATATAGTCGTCATAATGGATATCATCGTTCTCTGTTTCAAATAACACGCCCCGCCCAGATTGTGCAGCTAATTGCGCAAGGCTTAAAGCGTTAGTTTCGCCGCCTGTGTAGTCGGTTAATTCGTATTGCCCAGGAGTGTCTATTGTCGTAGCCAAATTATTTACTACGTTTATATTATTACCGTCATAACTTGCCCAAGTAGTAGTTATTGGAACTTGCGCCCAAGTTAAAGTAGGTGCAACGTCTGACCAGTTTGTTAAAAAGGCTTCTGAAAGAATGTTTAATATTCTTGTACCGTCAAATTCTTTTGCGTATCCACCGCCACCGACTAGGCGCTTATTAAGTTGGGCTAGCGCCCCTACTGCGGTAATTGAATAACGGGCTATTGTGCCTATATCGCCATATTCATCTAAAGTAATTTGAATATCTGAAATAGTCCCGCCGTATATCTGTTGGTCAGTTCCCGAAGTGTCTTTTATATAAATTTGAATGCTGTCCGAAAGTGACACGTTTAAAGGGTCGTCCGCCGTAGTCCAAAGTTCTACCCTTGAATAACTAGGCTGCGGCTGTTCAATAACATCTCTGCGCCCGTAGTTAATTGAAATACTTGCAATAGTGTTATCGGCGTAATTGTTTACGCCAGCAAAAACTACTTTTGGGTATGGGGTGTAAGTTGTCAAAGTGTAGCCCCGACTAAGTTAATAGCCCCTGTACGCCTTGCGCTATCTTGTAGCAGCTTCTCAATTGAACGTCTAGCGCTTTCGGCGTCTATAATGCCATTCATAATTATCGTAGTTCCGCCGCCCAATTGACTGTTTGGAATAATGCGCCCCGAAGTGCTAGGTACGAAAACTTCTTTGCCCATTTCGCCAACTGTATAAGGTACTCCAGCCGAAACAAGTCCGCCGCTTGCTTGTCCAAATGTAGGTAATCCTAAACTACCGTTAGTTAATTCGGCACTAAAGTTTGTGCCAAATAATTTTCCAACAAAACTATTTTTGTAAGTTTCATAAGCTTTACCTATTGCAGTAATAGCCCTTGCAATTTTGTCCAAAGAAATCGCTAAACTGTCTAAAGTTGAAATACTTGAACCCGCTTTTGGTGAAGTAAGTTGAGTGAATAAATCGCCAAAAGCAGTAAATACCCTATGAAGACTTTGACCAAGTGAATAGCCTTGTGCGTCTTGTGGGTTATCTAAGCCTTTTGCCAAAGTGTAAACTTTTGCACTAAGTCCCGTACCTTGATAAGGGTCAGTTCCAGAAAAACCGTCTGCTACATTCTTAAGAATTGGAATAAGTTTTTCATTTGCGAAATTTACAAGGTTAAGCATTACTGGTAAAAGTGCTACGCCTATTCCAGCCTTTAAGTTTTCAAAGCCAGCCGAAAGTTGTCTTTGTTGATTAGCCAGCCCTTCGGAAGTTCGGGCAAAGTCCCCTTGTGCGTCTTTTGTTTGATTAAGTATTACTTCATAAGCTGCAAGCGTTCGGGCTTGCTGGTCAAGTGCGCCTGTACCGTCATACAAGCCCATTTTCATAGCTTGGGCTTTAAGGGTAGCGTCATTAAGCAATACGCCAAATTGTCTAATTGGTTCGCTTTCGCCCCGAAGCGCTGCGCCTATTGCAGTAATAGCCCTTTCTGGGCTTGTGTTATAGAAAGAAGCAAGGTCAGAAGAAAGCTTTACAAGTTTTTCAGAAAAGTTAGTTAAATTGCTTCCAGTTAATCCCGAAGCCTTACCGAAAGTTGCAAAAGTTGCCGCAGCGTCTAAAGCTGCCCTTTGACTTAATCCTAATGAAGTAGCTGTAGTTTTTGAAAACGCAATAACACTTTTTGCAGCGTCCCCAAATATAACTTCTGTTTTTGAAAGCGTTTCGCCTAAATCACTAGCCGCCTTTATGCTATCTATTCCAACTTTTACAGCAAAAGCGGCGGCGGCGGCTGTGGCAACTGCAAAAGCCCTAGCAGCCATTTTGCCAAATTTGGTTATTGCACTTTCAAATTTTCCAACGTCTGCTTCGGCTACTTTTAAGCCCCGTCCGAACTGGTCAACATCTGCCAGTAGATTAAGTTTAAGCGTTCTAATTTCAGCCAATTCCGCCACCTGAACCCTTGTTCCAGTTATCTAACACGTCTGTTACAGCGTCTTTCCATTTGCGGGTGACGTCTGGTTGAATTTCTCTAAGTGTTGGAAATATCCAGTTACCTTTAGGATATAAGTTTCTAGGAAAACGGCGTCCGCCATTAGGGAACGGGTTATTACTTCCCCATTCGTTGCCCATTACTACCATTCCCGAAACAGCCCCGCCACTAAACTTAACTTTTGAACCGCCAATTGTTACGTTCGGAATTCGGTCACGATTAGCCCTAACAGTTTCGGATAACCTTGCAGCTTGTCCTCTAGCTTGTACTTCATAACCAAATGCAGCTTGTTTAATTTCATTAGCTGACCACGCCGAAATAAGGCTAACTTCATTCTTAAGTTTTGTATTGCTTTCTTTGTCCATATTTCGCAAAGCTGCAAATAAGCCTTTTAATTGTTTTACATCTGCGGTTAAGCGAATTGTTGAACTACCTGAACGCTTTGTAGGTGCTGCGCCGCTAGCGCCCGAATATAAGGGACTAGGTAAATTTATTTCACTCATTTAGTCCCCTTTTCTTTTAGTAGTTCTATAACTGTTAGTAAGTCCTCGGCGGTGCTATTTTCCCAAATTGGCGGCGCTATGTTTGTAGCAACCGCCAATTCAAGAACTAGCCTTTGTAACGAACCTACTTCGTGGCTTTTGGGTCTTCGTCACTCATTTCGATATTTTCTACTTCCGCAATCCAGCCGTCAAAGGGCTTTAGTTTCTCGCCCGTTCTTTTAATTGCTGTATATGCCAGAAAAGCCATATCTTCAATAGCAACGTTACTTACTAAGTCACTTATTTTTTTCTTACTGTGACGTTCCCAAGTAATAAAGTCTGGAACTATTGCAGTAGCTTCTAATTCCTCGCCGTTTTGCATTGTTATATTAAATTTTGCTTTCATTTGTGTTGCCCTGTTCCTTTCATTATGCCCTTGAAACTAAGCCGTCTTCAACGACTAAAGAAACGCTAGCAGTTAATACGTCAACAGCCCCGCCGCCCGCAGTTGGCTGCGCTGGGAAGCAAGAACCTGTAAAAGTTGAACCGTTAGCGTCAAATGAGAATGTAAGCGCTGTATCTGGTGCGGCTTTAGCTGCGTCCCAAAGTGCGTCACAGATTGACCCAACAGCGCCCCAGTCTGCATACATTTCTACGTTTAGCGTTGCAGTTGCGTCAATAGTTTTATAAGCACGTCCAGAAAGAACTTCTAGCGTAGCTTGGTTGTTTGTTACTTCTAGCGTGACAGTCGAAGCTTGTGCGTCGTAGCTGTCGCCGTCTATGGTCAGGGTCAAGTCCCTGCCTGTTATGTAAGTAGCCATTCTGGGCGACCCTTTCCTTAGTTGTTTGTAGTTACCAGTTCAATAGTAATTTGACTGGTTAACATTTCCTGATTAGCCACAGTTTGAACACTTGGTTGTGTCCAACTGTTTACACTTGCCCCACTTGGTAAAGCGCCAAATACATCTAACATTAAAGTTTCTAAATTTGCTAAAGCTGCTTGGTTATCGCTTGCACTTACTAAAGCGGTTAAATCGAAACGAACGTTAATTCGGTTATTAAGTCCGCCAACTGATACGGGTATTAAATAAGGGCTACTAGGTACAAGTACAAGCGCTGGCGGTGTAATCTGTTCTTTAGGGAATGCGTAAACTACCCGCCCTGCTGCGCTTAATGCGTCCGCAAGGTCAGCCCGAAATTCTGCAAGATTAGCCAATTAAGCCGTCCACGTCTAAGTGCTTGGCAAGTAAGCCGCTAACTCTAGTCATAAGCGAACGCCCTAAACGGTAAGGCGCTGGTTGAAAGTCTATGCCCTGTTGCCCTAGTGTTCCCTGTCTAGTAATCCAAATATCTACGCCAACTGCTAAAGCAGCTTCTCGAACTTCTGGCACATTGTCATAAAGCGCAGTTTGTGAAGCAAGAATAGCCCTGCCTAAAGGTACTACCGCTTCTTGTTCAACGTCCGCGCTAGTGAGTGCAACCTTGAAATAGTAAAGCCCTTTTCCCGTAATTGTCTTAGTAGCACTAAACGGGCTACGAATGCCAGTAATAACCACGCTAGCCCCAACAGCGAAAGCGTGGCGAGTAGCAGTGTAATAAGTTGCGACATTATTTTCAATTTTCACCGAATTTATAGAAGTATCATTAAAAGTTAAATACGAAAGAATTATATTTTCGGCTGCGTCTGCAACTTCTTGAACAATAGGGTCAGCGTAAATATCGCCAATACCTAAAACCGACTTAAATTCTTCTAAGTCAATTAGTGCCATTTATATAATCCTTCGTTTGAGTGGTGACCCCGCCACAGGGCAGCAACGGGGTCACCGTCTTAGTTAGTCAATTAGGAAGTTTGCTTGTAAATACGAACGCCTAAAGGCTTTTTAAGTGCAAATGCACCGTATCCATATACAGCTACTTCAATTTGACCTGAACCGATTACCTGAACTTGAACTTGGCGCTGTGCGCTTTCGTACCAAGTAGCAGCTTCTGGGTTTACAAGTAACATTCCCTCATCAGCGCCACTTCCGAAGTGTGGGTCAACGAATAGGTTAGTTCCTAATACGTTTCCTACAATTGAAATTCCGACTGAAAAGCCAGGAGTGTTCATAGGTGCGGCAGCGTTATATAGTGGGCGGTCTGCGCCGTCTGTGTATCCCATAATTGCAGCCCAGTTGTCTGTGTTAGCAATTAAGTTACGGGCAAAGCCGCCTGAACCTGCATAAGCAGCAGCGCTTTCAGTTGAGATGAATGACTGTAAACCAGCAGCGTCACCTGCAACAGCAGTTGCGTCAGTTCCACCTAGTAATCCAGTCAATACAGCAACATCAGTTGCTTTTGCATAAGCAAGTTGCATTTCACGAAGTAATTCGCTTAGGAATGCAGGGCTTGACCTGTCAATTAATTCCCACGACACTACCGAAGCCCCAGCATATTTTTTGACGTAAGCCGTCAAATAATCTGAAGTCATTGGTGTACCAAAAGGGTCATCATTTTCGTCAACTTCGTCAACGCTAGGTGCTTGAGTTAGTTTAGGGATAGTAAATGACATTCCGCTTGCAGGAAGTGCGGCGGTGTTAATCGCTTCAATAGCAGGTCTTCCGCCGATTGAAGTTGAGATGAACTCGTTCAAGTGTGGGGCTAGTGTCAAGCCTGTGTTTGAACTTGTGTCATCAGCTGCCCGAATGTATTGGCGGCTTTCATCTGACCCCATAGCAGCTTTAATGCTGTGTTCTAGGTAGGTCACGCCGTCAACGATTGGGCTGCGTGGTGCGGTGCGAATTGGTGCAGAAGCCTGTACAGGTGCGGCAGCTTGTTCAGCTTCCACAACTTCGGCAACTGCGGTTTCGTTGTTATTTTCCACAGTAGTTTCCTCTGTTAGTTCCGTTGCGGCTTCTTCCGCTTCGGTGGTCTGTGTGTCTTCGGTTGCAGCTACTTCCGTAATTTGGGCTGCCTTAAAAGCTGGGTTAGTAACGTGGGCGACACCCGTTAAGGTAGCCTTGCTTACTTTCATAACCCCTTTTTGAATTTCATATTGGTCAGCGCTTGCTTCAATTGAGAAAGCTGGGCGTAACCCTTCGCTTGCTTCTATTAGTGCGTCAGTTCCCGCTGTTGTCGGTGCAATTTTGAAAGCCATTTCAATTCCAGCGGGCGTAATTCTTTCGCTTCCTTGAATGCCCTTACCTAGTGGGCGGGTGCGGTCGTGTTCCATATTAAGCACAAGTTCTTCGGCTTTAATCTGTCCAAAGGCTTCTGGGTGGAATTCAACAGCGCCAGCGCTTGTATTTCCAACAGCGCCGAACGGCACAATAAGCCCGCGAAGTGTACGGGTTTCGGTATCTGCGGCGAATATCTTGCCGTCAAAGTTAATGTTAGTCATTAGTTCCCTTTTCTACTAGGTCAAGCATTCCTCTAGCTTCTGCCACGTCAATAAGTCCCAAGTTCAACATCTTTTCAACTACATCAATTTGTTCAATAGGGTTACCGCGTAGGTAATCGTCTAAATCAAAGCGGACTTCTTGAGTAATCGGCGTGATATCTGGCATAGATAATCTTTGTTCAATAGGCATTATCAAAGTAGGTCGGATTGAGAAGTCAATTAGTGAACGGCGTTCGCTTGTAACGTTTGTGTAAGTCATAGAAGCAGCTTCGGCGTTTAAGTACCACGCTGGGATATTTACCATTCGGGCTATTTCGCTTGCCATTCCCATTCGGTTCTCTGCTAGTTGCATTTGGGAAGCGTCAAAGCCTAAAGTTTGAATTTCTAATTGCCCAGATAAATAAGCGGTGCTTCGTTCCTGTCGGGCTTTTTTCCACGAAGCCAACATATTTGAAACTTGTTCAGCTGGTAAGTCCACGCCCGAATTTTTTAATACCGTAGTTGGTACTGGTTCGGCAGCCATTCGGCTAATCGCTTTTTCAATTTGAAGCGCCGAATGTATAGTACGTCCGCCTCTTGCGAGAATTCCCTCGTCTATGCCATTAAACATAATTAGGGAATTGACCCCAGTCATAGGAACTGGGCGACCACGAACAAAGAATTGTTCGATAGTTGTATCGTATTCGTTTACGGTGTAAGTAACTTCAAAAGGGTCAACCCTGCGGGCTTGTGTTGGGCGCTTGTCTTCTGGATTAATTGCAAGAATTTCCCAATATGCGACACCTTGAAATAATAAATCTTCGGCAGTCCAAGACATAGTAACCGATAGCGGAAGACTTGGGTCAGGCTGGGTTAGTAGTGGGTTTCCGTAAACTTTGGCTTGTGTAGTTTTGTTGTAAGCGTGTAACGGCAGACTTCCAACAGTTCCGCACATAATTCCTCTAGCCCTTGCAACGGCAGGCACTTGCATAGCTTCAGCCCTTGTAGCGGTACTTGGGAAGTCAACGAATGACCAGCCCGAAGAATACGGCACTAAATTAGCTGCTGCGTCTATCTTTTTAATTGGTGCGTGATTGACTGCAAATAAATCTAATAATCCCACAGCCTAATAATTACACGAATATTATTTATTAACCAAGTCTGCAACAGTCTTCAACGTGTCACACAACGAATATATTACTTTCAGCTTGCGGTTGCGTTGCGTGTCCCACGCACATTACTAAAGCTACTGCGGCGCTAATTGGATTAGTTGAAGCACGTCTAGCAATTCGCCAACCCCCGTCCGAAGCTGGTTTTCTTGCCGTTGCGCCTAAGTGAGTTTTAAGAATATCTTGCCCAGCGTGTACAAGTTGCCCTGAGTTCATAGCTGCTAAAGTCTGGTCGCAGAAGATACTGAATGCAGTTGAAGCCCAAGCCGTAGGCGCAACTGCAATTCCAGCCCGACTTAATTGCGGTGCTAAATATCCTGCGGTGTTCGGGTCATAGGCAAGAACTCTCGGGCGGAAGCGTCTGGCAAGCGTAGCAATTTCGCTGGCTAATTGCGTGTTACTTAATCCTGTCCATTCGTGAACGAAGAAACCAAGTTTGTTGTCTGCCCGTTGCTGAACTGTTACCAAGTAGGCTTTCTCTCGATTAAAAGATAAATCCAAAGCCATATAAGTCGGAAGTCCGTCTTCAATAGCAATTTCTTGCCGTCCGCTTTCCCAAATATCTAACGGGAATGGGTTTTCAATAGCGTTAATCCAAAGGCTAAGTGTTTCAGTTCTGAAAGCGTCAGGGTTATCGAATTTAGCACTATCTTGGATATTTTCTATTTGGATAGTGTGACCAAGTGCGGGGTTAGCAAGTTTCCAATTTTCTATATCCCAAATATCGTTATTAGCTGCTGACCATTCATACCAGCCTAAGCGGTCACTTGAGAAAGTTAATGCCCGTTGCCGTAGTTCGTTTAAGACTGTGCTGCTGTCGTC